CGGCCAGCGACGGGAACCAAGCACAAAACAGAATAAAAAAATCCGGGCGCATAGCTCAACTGGTAGAGCAGCGGACTCTTAATCCGTTTGTTGAAAGTTCGATTCTTTCTGCGCCCACTCAAAACTAAGCGAAATAACTCAGGAATTAGGCGGCCCTCTCGGGAGCCGCTTTTTTCATGTCCATATCTGCAGTCAATTCTGCAGTCAATCCGCCAAACGATGTACCCAGCTTGGCCATCTCGGATGACGGCAGGAGTTCCGGACGGAGATGCGCGTACCGTCGTGTAGTCATCGCTGACGAGTGACCCATCACCTGAGCCAGCCATTCGATTGAACCACCACCCATGACCCAGTGGGATGCCATGGTGTGTCTGGTGGCGTGGTACCAGCAGATGGTTGGAAGCTCCAGCTTCAGCTGAGCTGCCTTCAGGCCCCTCCACAGGGCAGCCTGGTCCATGTCAGGGAAGAGCAGCCCAGACCGCTTCTCTGGCCCCTGGAAGCTCTCCAGGATGCTCCCCAGGTCCCCCAGGATGGGGACCGTTCGCCCCTCTTTGTCTTTCAGGCCCCTGAGCTGGCCCTTGTAGAACTGTCTCCTGACGGTGATTCTCTTCCCCGGAAGGTCGATATCTTCCCAGGAAAGCCCCAGAACTTCTGACGTGCGCAAGCCAGCATGGGTACCCACAGCGAAAGCCACCTGAACACGGTTGTCCTGGATGCCCTGGTAGATATCCCGAATCTGCTCTTTTGAAGTCAGAAAGGGAGTGTCTTTCGGGTCAGAGTCTGGCTTGAACAGCGCTTTCGTCTGTTTCGTCAGGGACTTCACAGGATTGCGTGTAGCTGCATTAGCTTCGATTAGGGACGTGTAGATAGTAGACAGCAGTCTGACTAGCAGTCCCACAGTAGCGGGCTTTAAATCGCTCTGGCGCTTCCCCTTGATAAAGGCTGCCAGCTTAGCGGTATCCAGCTGGTCTGGCTCCAGGTGTCCGAAGACAGGCTCCAGGTGTTTCTTCCACCTGAGTTCATCATCCCGGTTTGATGCGTGGGTGAAAGCTCTTTCCTTCAGCCATGCGGTTACCAGGGTGCTGAGCTGCTGGCCTGTGGCCTGGGGACCAGCTCCAGGGGAAGACGTCTTCATCTTCAGGGCTTCTGAAGCCTGTTCTTGGCTGGTGAAACCTGACTCGTACTTCTTAGTACCGTCGGGAGTCCGCCACTGAATAGTGAAGGTGTTTCCTCTCCTGTAGACACTACCTGAGCCGTACTCTCTCTTGCGTGCTTTTCTAGGCATGTAGCCCTCCTGTCCAATAGTAGTACCGGATTAATGGCTACAGTTCAATAGGCTATCACCCAGGACTAATACCCGCGATCCGACGCGACGCGATACTAGTTCTCCTGATGCCACCTTGCGGCGAATAGTCTTTTCCGACACTGCAAGAGCCAGAGCAGATTCTTTTACTGAGAACCACTGCGTAGGCGTTTTCTTTTTCAGCGCCTGTATCTCTAGCTCTAGATAATTAATCTTGTCTTGCATCTGCTGGATTAATTCATTCACAGACTGGAAAGCATCCACGGTTTAATTCATTTCGTTCGCTCCGAGGGGATTAACTGGGGAGCCAGCATTATATCCCCCTTGCGGGGGAGGGGCCAGCGGGGGCCAGCGAAAAGCGGAACGGCACAGTGTTCCCATTCAACAACTGCAAGTCTACTACTTCGGAAGATGTCCTGGAGGGGTGAAAGTCTTCTCTTAGATAAGAGAAAGAAAGCCATCGGCGTTTTTTCTTACGGATAAGACAATCCCATCATGCTGGTAAGCTGGCTCCATTGCGTAACGTCAGTGAAGCAACAGCTCTATCCCTCTATAATATTATTAAGTTGGTACCAGCTTGTAATACTATAATAGGGGATTAACTGTATATTGCTTGCGCAATATAGGTACCAGCTGGTACCACTCAATAATATTACAAGGGGGATTCTTAAGGGGGGCCTCTCCTGAGCGCTGCGTCACAATCGACATCGCTAATTAAAATAGTTCTTCCAAAGTGGGGGTTTTGCCATTGTGCGATTTCCGACCTGTTAGATAATTGTATTCAGGAGCAGTGACTAACTTAAATGAGCAGAGCAACCAACACTAAATTCACAGAGACACTTACACACTCGGACGGAACAAAGACCACCACAACAGGAACTACTAAATCAGCCCTGGACGCATGGACTCCAGAAATGGCCGCACAGGAGGGATACAAACCATTTACCCCAAGTCCCGAGGTAGTCACAGCAGTTAAACAATATATCGCTCAGTCAGGCCCCGATAGATATTATCGCGCATTGGTTGATTGGCGGAAATGGATGATTAACCGTCAGGGCAAGATGAACCTATCTCTTGCTCACTCGATGCGAGACAAAGTCTTAAAAGCAGTTGCTGAAGCTCAGCCGACCACAAAAGAAGAACTACTAGCGATCCCTGGTATCTCAGAAATGCTAGTTGATATCGCTGGATTTGAATTACTCGATTTCCTGAGAAAGACATAACCATGGGACGCTTTCATTACGCTGACCTTTATGACTCACCCAGTATTACACCATCGCGCGTCTGGTCCCCTCAGCTCGGTACTAACCGACCCCTCAGTAGTTCCCATTTACCACCCATCGTCTTACCCCCACGCATCTACTCATGCCGCTTAACACAGAATAACGCGCCAATTAACAACCCTGAATTCACCAAACAGAATCTTACCCTCAAGGAACTCCGACACCTACAAACACTAGTTCCCGATGGCTATGAACTCGAAATAATACCTCTCAACTACGTAACGCAAAAGGAGACCTACTATGAACTTTTCAACATCAACACAGAACGCAATGACTCGCACATGGGGAGACGGAGCAGCATCACAGAAGAACTACGTTCCCATGACACTACCAGTTTACAAGCTTCTAATGACTCGTCTGGGAAATGACCAGGTTGGTCCCATGGCCACCCTACTCTTCCTGTTCTCACAGAAGCGAGCTGGCACCACAGTTGTTTATCCATCACTGAAGACAATCGCCGCCAACCTTGGCTCTGGCTGTACGATGGAAGGGGCGAAGCGCTTTGTTTCCACCCTTAAGGACAAAGGCCTGATTTCTTCCTTTAAGGACAACGGGCTAGATAAATACGACCTATCCCCTTGCATGGAATACATCTCAGTTGGCCTACAAGCTGACTCCACTGCTTCGCTAGAAGCAGGTCCCACAGCTTGCGCCGAATGCCATAAAGACTTCCCAGCTGTCTGCGCCAACCACGCATCAGAAATAAAAGCAGGAGCGATTTAAATGCCACCACTAGAAAACGCACGATTCATCGACGCACTACAGATGTCCCAGCTAATCCAAGACGAGCTAAGCAACTTCACAAGCCAGCGCGCACAATTGGCAGCAATGGAATTGCACGACGTACTACTAGAGCTAAACGCACAGTTTAATCCATCCCATCCATATTACGTAGTCGAAACCCACCCTGTATCAAACCAACGCATAGCTATCAAAACGACATTGAAACGACTAAAGCAAGACCGACGCGCTCTATGGGACTATTGCACATCAGACAACGCCACTCCGGTTAGCCTAGGAACCGACAACGCAGGATTATTAGGTATAGACGTAGTCAGGATAGAATACATCACAAAGACAGGTGAATCATAATTGACGCCACTTAACGAATGGGTAATCGAAGATATCCGCGACATAACCCACAAGCTAGAACACGACACTTTCTTATCCCAAGAGACCCGAATCACACTGGAGGAAGAATTACAGAGACTGCTAGAGCTGAGAAAGAAATTGAGACAGGCTGGTCTTGAATCAGCTGAAGATATTCAGTCCGCAATGCGGATACTACGCAGAGGAAGAAAATCGACATACAACTAAAAGAAATATCTCGAAACGCTATTGTGCAATACCAGACCTGTTAGATAATTAAATAGTAGGCAAGACAACACGACCATACAGAAGGGACCACTGATGACAGAATGAATACAGCACAGAAGAAACCAGGACGCCCACGCAAGAACACTAACCCGACTAACCTAAACATTAAAGAAGTCCTAGCTGGCCGCCAATCACTATACGTTGGCGAGGGAGAAACAGCAGGACGCATCAAACCAGAGTATCTGGAAGCGGCAGAACAGCCCCCACTTACTCTAAAGTCAAAGCATCCCCATCGGGACTACAACGGCCAGGAAATCAAAGCTGGCGATTTCGTAGTTCTCCTAGGCACAAAAGGTGCCTCAGTAGCCCACGTAATTAATCCCGGGGCTGCCAAAGACACCATCTATGTGGAATGGGCCAATGGCAACGCTGCCATCTGGAATAATACTTCACAGACAGCCTGTGTATTACCCGAAGGCTTTATCACCACGGGAGATGAATAACCATGGAGACCTGGGTAAAGACACTTAGCACCACAAAAACCCGATACGGCTACCTCCTAGAAGACTCTGAGCCAGTCTGCCTGGTTAAGTTCTTCGATGAAGAAAAGCCCGAGTATGTCGCTAAACAACACATTGAACTAGTAACCTCGTTAGCTGAAGAATTCTTCCTGGTGTAATCATGGCGAAAGACCATAACTTGCAGCAGACACTTAAAGAGCTTGAAGACGCCAAAGCCCTACTAAATCAACAACAAGTGAACACTAGCCCTTACTCCCCTTACGGACCAACCATAGACGCCTACAAACACAATAAGAATTGCTTATGTTCTGGATGCGCCTGGGAGAAGGTTCAGACGATGAAGTCCCAGATTATCTGGGAGACGGTTCCAGTTCCCCCAGCTGTCCCCCAGCTGACACCAAAGGAGCTGGCCATTCTGGCCAAGCTCCCAGCCAATCCCCTCTATCGCAGTTCATCCAAGCTGGAGCCAATGGTGGGAATGGTTGTCTCACTGAAGGGTGGCCCCAAGACCTTCTTATCCCCCGATTGGATAGCTCTCTATAGGTCTAACAGCACGTTCGGACGTTCGCTCCAGAACTACTGGACCAAGGGGAGCTACGCAATCTACTACACCACACGCCCCAAAACCCGCTTCAGCATTACGAAGTAACCCGCGAATAATTAGAAACGAGCCGTGACAACCTAAGTGGAGATAACCAACCTAGCAGACAAGACATGCGGTAAATGCAAAACGAAGATTAGTAATAGCGGCTCTTATTGCAAGGCTTGCAAGGCCTTTTACGACAAGGTCCGCTATTACAGAGACCTAGACCAACAAAAAGACAAAAGCCTTAGATATAAATTTGGCTTAACGTTAACCGAATACAACACCATGCACAATAGCCAGCGTGGTCTCTGTGCAATCTGCGGTAACCCGGAGACACGGCCTAGTCACAGGCTTGCTGTAGACCACTGCCACAAGACCGGCCGCGTGAGGGGGTTGTTATGTATGCGATGCAATACCGCTCTCGGTAGACTAGAACCGTTCATCGACAGAGCAGTCTCCTACTTACTCCAGAAGCAGGAGACGAATGACTAATAAGAAGAGAGATTTCGCCGCATTACAAAAACGCTGGTATCTGAAGCTTCAAAAGTCCGGCTTTAAAGACATTGAGCTTAACGCTGACCTAGAGCCAGTAAAGTCAACCATACGGTCTGACCATGCTTCTTTCGATTTTCTCCTGACTGAAGATACAGAATCAGACATCGAACTAAGTTCACTCTGGGAGTGTCCAAAGTTCAACTACTGGCATGAGTTCCTGTCCCATGCTTATGCATTACCACCAAACTACAAGTACAGAAGTCTTCTTATAGAGATAGGTGAATACGGCGGATACACAACAGCCATGCTGACTAAGCGTCACATTTCGCGCCAAACCATGAGAACAGTAGTTAGGGTGTTTCAGCAGAACTGGAAGGATGATGATGACGAATGTTAATAGTCCGCGATGCCCTTGAACAGGACCGTAACTTTATCCTGGACTCATTCCGTCACGAATATAGAGACTGTCCCTTTGTCGGGGAACTGCCATCTTCAGAGCTTACCAAGAAGATGGTTACTGTTCTTACCTCTAAAGGACCAGTCCCCTGGAATATCAAGATTCTCTGTGATGATGAGTTCCCAGATGAGATTTACGCCTATGTCATCTACTGCCTAGTTAATCCCCCTGTTGTCCCCTGGCTACACGTCAAAGGTATCTACAGGGGTCAGGGCTTTGGGAAACAGCTGCTTACCCAGCTAGTCCCCAAAGGTGTCATCCAGACACCGTTTCTAGTTCCAGGAGTGGCCCCAAAGTTCAAGACCTGGGGATACCAAGTTCATTTTCGCCCCTACCTTCCCGAAGTAATCACCCTAAATAACGGAGTCCTGATGCCTCACAATGCCTAAGAAAACCTACGTAACTGTTCCACCCAACGAGATAGACGAAGCGTGCGCTAAAGAGATAATTGACTTTCGAACGAAGAAACACAAAGCCACGCCACTAAAAGGACAACCCAAAGCAATCGCTTCTATTACCTCGCGCGAGATAGGAGAGCTTCGAATACTAGCTAAGTACGCCCCACTGTCTGAAGAATCCCTAGCCAAACTCAACACCCTAGCCAAGATAGTTGGCGTTCTCGCTCAAGCCCAAGACAAACTACACCCTGAAGACAACACTATTGACCCGGAGAAGCTTACTGATGAAGAGTTAGAAAAGCTTGCAAAGTAGATGATGGTACTTGCCTAAACATAAACTAACCAAGACACAGGTAAACAAAGAACTCAAGAGACGCGACAAAGAGAAGAAAGCAGCCCTGTTCAAAGGGTTCAGCGTTGAAGCTCTGGCCGCTGGCCATAAGAAGCAGCTGGCTTTCATTCTCGATGATTCGAAACACCAGATTCTGGTCTGCTCCCGTCGTGCGGGAAAGACCTGGGGTGACTGTGGAAAGCTGGCTTGGACTGCTATCAGCAAGCCCAAGACCAACAGTCTCTATATCGTATTAACCCATGGACAGGCGAAAGAGTCTGTCTGGGAAGGTATCTGGCTGAAGCTGTGTGACCAGTGGGGATTTCCCTGCCGTCACAATAAGTCCCAGATGCTCACCACGTTTGAAAACGGCTCAACCGTTAGATTCCGTGGAACCGACGATATCAAGACTATCAAGACCTTCCTGGGTAATAAATATGCCCTTGTAATCATCGATGAAGGCCAGGACCAGGGAGATACCCTTCTAGAGCCATTGCTACTGGACATCCTGCCTCACGCACTAGCAGATGAGAACGGCTCTCTTGTCCTTACCGGAACCATTCCGGAAGTTGCTTACGGAATGTTTTATGACCTATTCACGCAAGAGAACAGCTGGTCTAAGCACAACTGGGGACGCTTAGATAACCCTCACGTAGAGAATCAACTAGAAGCCCTAGAAGAGTATCTGAAGGCATATCCCTGGAAGACACACGACTCCCCAGATATCCAGCGTAACTTCTACGGGAAGTTTGCCTATGACCCGCTGGCCCTGGTCTTCCAGTACCTACCTTCTCTGGCTGTGCCAGCTGCCCCCACTGGTGACCCGTGGGTCACTCAGCTCGCTTCAGCTCACTCCCTAGGCCTGAAATACTTCTCTGTGGGTATCGACCCAGGAACCAGGGATCGTTGCGCTATCACGGTCCTAGGCTGGTCTGATGACGTTGTCTATCAGGTCTACGAATGGGTAACGCCAAAGGATAATAAGTCCCAGCTCTCTGACATCAAAACTCAGCTCGACAAGATAGACAAGCTCTATCCAGTCAGCTGGCGCTACATGGACCAGGGTGGTTCACAGCTGGCTATTGATACGTTCGCCAACGATACCGGCAAGTACGTAGTTCACGCTGCAAAAAAGGTGGACATGGTTGGTCAAATCGACCGCATGAACAACCTTCTACAGCAGAACAGGTTACGTATCATCGTAGGCTCAGAGCTTGAATCAGACCTAATGACTACGCGATGGGACATTAAAGCTAAAGCCAAGGGTCAGAATAGATACTCTTCTCACAATCACCCTGACGTAGCTGACTCTTGTCGTTACGCATTACAGGGCTTTTTCGAGACCTTCAAGCCAGAACCACAGAAGAAACTAACGCATCAGGAAGCGGACTTCCTCCATATGCAGACCATGGCTAAGGCTGCACTGGAGCCACCACAGTCATACGGGACTGTTAATCCAGATGCATATTCATCGAATCAGTCAGATTACGACAGTTTCGAGCCTTATGGAGCCTCTTGGGATATCCCATAGGCAACCATCGGCGCGAGGTATGTGAGCACTCCACTAAGCTTAAAGACCTTCAAAGCTTTTCTAAAAGCAATGAAGGCAGAAGGTGTGATTTACCTTAAGACCAGTGATTTCGAGGTAAGTCTTTCTCCATACATTCAGGAACTTGACCAGGCACCAGCTATTAATACAGCTGGCGTTCCAGTCCCCAGGGCGAAGCCAAAGCAGGACTTGTTAGACGTAGTCCTGTCCGGCCGACGCATTGAAGAGATAGACGGGGAACTCTTTGATCCAGCTGGGAGCGATAGCTAATGGCTTCCAGTCGTTACCTGAAGTCCAAGGGGAAAGCTGTTCAGTCAGTATCCCATCGCTGGTTCTCTGAAGAAACATCAGCTGGTGCCGCATCGGCCCTAATGGCCGCCGCTACTTCCCTAGAGCTGTGGTCTTACCAGCGTCGGGAAATGTCCCTTCTGTGTACCCGCTACATGACCCAGAGAGACCTACCAGCTACTTACGGTTTCGCTATGTCTCAGCGCGCTTCCAACGCCGCCATGACGTTCAGAAACGCAGTATTCGCCCCTCCTGTGTTCAACGTCATCGCAACAGCAGCAGACGTACTATCAGCGCGCATCTGGAAAAACCGCCCATTCATAACCATCACACCTAACGATGGTGACTTTAAAGCCAGGAACGCAGCCAAAGACCTTGGAGCCTATGTAGACGGCCTATTCGATAAACTAGGCTTCTGGAACATTCTGGAGACCGTTGGCATTGATTGCATGACCACAGGAACCGGGATTGTAAAAATCTCAGAGGGCCTGGACGGAGAGATTAAGTTAACCAGGGTACTTGACTCAGAGATACTGATTAACGAGGTAGACGCTGCATATGGCGATCCCCGTTCTTTAATTCAGCGCGTTTTCTTAAACAGAGAAGACCTTGCTTCAGCCTACAAAGATGACCCTGAAGCAGTAGCAGCTATCAACAGCGCCGCCTGTGTATTCGATGGCTATTCCTATTCAGGCTCAGACTCCAACAACACTGACATTATTCCACTGGTAGAGGGCTGGAAGCTCCCACTTTCTGACGGAACCAAAGGCCGTCACATGCTGGTAGTCGGTAACCATGCTCTCCTAGATGAGAAATGGACTGACAAGGAATTCCCCTTTGCCGTCATCCGCTTCAAGCAACTCAGCTTCAGCTGGTTCGGCCAGGGAATGGCAGAGCAGCTCCTACCAATCCAGCGCGATATTAACCGCCTGACAGCGACTATCCAGGAGTCACAGAAGCGTGTTGCGTGGCCCCGAGTGCTTATCCCCTCCACAGCTCAGGTAAACCCCAACTCTCTCTATGGCCCTGGAATCGTCTCCTACCATGGCCAGCAGCCCCCTAGTTTCGTCGCCCCAGTAGCTAACAGCCCTGAACTCTACGTCTACCTAGAGACCCTGATTCAGCGTGGCTTTCGTCGCGCGGGCATATCTGAACCAGCAGCAGCAGGAGCTAAACCAGCTGGCTTGAACTCAGGGAAAGCCCTGGAGACCTGGAACCAGATTGATGACGCACGACACATAGACCTAGGTCAGCGCTTAGAAGACTTTGTCACCTGTGTAGCAGTCAAGGCTATTGAACTCGCTTCCAAGCTCAAGCCCTCAGTAACCACACCAGGCAGTAGACGCCAACAGATTGACTGGGATGAAGCCCGTTTCATCACCAACAAATTCGCCATTAAAGCATTTCCAATTTCCCGGTTATCTCAGACTGAAGCAGCACGCCAACAGCAGATAGACACCTGGTATGCCAATGGGGTTATCACCAAAGAGCAACAGCTACGTCTACAGCAAGTACCAGATACACAAGGCTTCGTAGACCTAATAACTGCTTCAGCTAACGACATTCAGCAGACCCTAGACGAGATAGTTCAACAGCAGAAGTACAACCCTCCTGATACCGCTCAGGACCTGAAATCAGCCCTGGAAGCAGTCCAGTCCCGATACCTCCAGGAGAAGACGAACAAGTCCCCTCGGAAGGTTCTGACACTGCTTCTCCAGTGGGAACAGGCTGTCAAAGACCTGATTTCCGATGCTTCAGCCCCAGCCAATGACAACGGGGCTCCAGCTCAATCCCCAGCTGGTTCCGTGGGCCTTCAGGCCCCAGCGACTCCCCCAGGTGGACCAGCTCCACCCCCAGCACAGGTAGCCCCAGGGCAAGCCCCACCAGCAGCCCTGGCAGCCTAATCCCCTTCTCTCTTTAAAACGCCCACCTTCTTAATCCCTAAAGGAGCATATGTCAGACCAACTACCACAGTCAGTATCTAGTGCAGTTATATCAGCAGACGCCAAATCAGCAGCAATGGCAGCAGCTGAATCAGGTGATTCGGGAGCCACTTCAACAGCTGAGCACCCAGAAACCCTAGTTTCGTCAGCTGGCACTGGTACCGAAACGGAAACTATAACAGCTCAGGATTCCCCAGAATCCCATAACCAACCAGCTGGTCCTAAGCATTCTCCAGAAGCCCTAAAAGAGATAACCCGTCTCTCAAAAGCGCGCAGAGAAGCAGAGAAAAAAGCCCGAGACCTTGAAGCCAAAGCCAAAGAGCTTGAAACCAAACTAGGTAACCCTGATGAATTAACTCAGAGAGCCAGTGAACTAGTACGCATCAAAGAAGAGATTGCACGCAACCCAGGCAAGGTATTTGAAATGCTTGGAGTGGACTTCAATACAGCTATCTCCAGCTACCTCACACCAGAGTCAGTAGACCCCAAGGTCCAAGCTCTAAATGAGAAGGTTGAAGCCCTTAATAAGCGCCTAGAAGCTGAAGACAAAGCCAAAGCAGAAGCAGCAGAACAATCGCGCCAAGAATCTCTAAATTCCCAAACTAATCAAACCCTTAAGGTAATTCAGGGAATCATCTCAAAAGATACTAATCGTTGGGAGCTTTGTTCCAAAGAACCATCTTCAGCAGAACTAGCATTCAAAGCAGCTCACCTAGCTGTATCCAAACTGGGACGTCCAGTCACAGAAGCTGAAGCCCAAGACCTAGTGTCCCAAGCCCTAGATGCAATCGAATCAGACCTAGAGTCACTAGGTAAGAAATACCAGAAGTCTCAACCAACGGCGCGAATTATGAACCCAGAAGGTTCTAGTAAATATCTCCCCCAGAAGCCAAGAGACAACAGGCCAAGAACAATAGATTCCTCTTTACCCCATTCAAACTCGTCCGGAACTACTACTGTAAAGACTGGTCCCCTTACTAGAGAAGAAGCAAAAGCAAGAGCTTTAGAGTTACTTAATCGGCATTCAGCATAACAGCAGAACCCCAGTTAACTCCCTTCATAACCCCTAACAAGGATAAGACAACAGCAAAGACAGTGAGTGGTTCCTCTCAAAGGAACCCAAATGGCCTTTTCAAGTTCAGTAGATGCAGCCCTAAGACAATTTAATAGTGATATTTATGAAGATGCAGCTTTCCGTAAGCACGTGCTCATGGGCATTATGCCCAAAAAGGCAGTTTACGGTAATGCATTCAAACAACCCCTAGCTACTAGCTACACAGCAGGTATCGGCGGAACCTTCTCAAACGCTCAGTCCAACCAAACTGACGTTGGTCGTGTTGCCTACCTAGTTAGCCCATTCTTCACCTATGCAGTTGAAGACGTCGCTAACACAGACATTGCAGTATCAGAGAACAAAGCTGGCGCAGTTGTAGACCTATTAACAGATGCCATTGAGAAATCAATGCGCGCCTGTGGTGACCAGCTGGAGATGTCTCTATTCGGAGACGGCTCAGGCACCATCGGTACTATCAGCTCCAATACCAACCCCTCTGGTACCACATATGTATTAACCCTAACCACTCCCTCTGATGCATTACGCTTCGGCCTAAACCAAGTATTAGTTTCAAAAGCCACAGCATTTGCAGGTTCATTAGATACCGGAACAGCTCTTGTAACCGCCACTGACCTAATCAATGGCACCGTAACCGTAACAGCTCAGTCAAGCTGGACTCCTACAAACGGCCACGTTCTAGGCGTTCAGGGAACAATGCTGGCATCAACCAGTATCGTTACCTTCCCAGGCTTAACCAGCTGGATTACCAATGACTCTGGTGCGTTATCAGCTTCATTCTTCGGCGTTACCCGCTCAACAGCAGGTAATCAACAGGAAGTAGCAGGTTGGGTACTAGACGGTACTTCACTCAACATCCAACAGGCTATCAATCAATTAGCTCAGCAGATTGGCGTTTTCTCAGGCGCAGAACCTGACAAAGTCATCATGAGCTATGCGAACTACGCCAAGTTACTAACCATCCTTGACAACAAAGCCCGCAATATTCAGACAAAGGGCGCTGGTATCACTGTTTATTACGATAGCGTCGAAATCTTCGGCCCAGCAGGCAAGTTAGAAGTAATCCCCAGCTCTTTCTGTCCCTCTGACAAGGTATTCATCCTTGACAGTAAGACATGGCAGCTAGGTTCACCAAACAACAAGCCAATCAGAAACGCCGACCCAGACCGTCCCTATGTGGCCCTATCAAGCAAGGATGCCCTGGAAGTCCGAATGATTTCTCAGTGCTACGTGACCTGTTCATTCCCAGGCGCAAACGGCTACATCACAGTAACCCCATAAAGGATTAATCAACATGGCTAATCCATTCCTCTTTACCCCATGGGGCGAGCATAACGACGGCATCACCAATATGGACCTAGTGTTTACTTCTGGTGCATCTGGCGCGGTACCCACAACCCTAACCCGGTCTAACGGTATCAAGTCAGTCACAAAGAACGGCACAGGTACATATGACGTCGTCCTGAGAGCCCCCTATACCTTATCCATGGGTTTCAGTGGCTCTATCAAGCAAGCCAGCTATTCAACTGGTGCCGCTTCTGTCATCAACGTAACAGCTGACACCATTGCTACTGACGGGAAGTTCACTTTCGTCACTGGCAAAGGCACAGATGCCAGCGCTGTAGACATGAGTGCAGGAGATGTACTTCACCTTACTATCCGCCTACAGGGAGTTAAGCCCTAATAGCCCATTGACTACAGGATTGGCTACAACCAACTAGCCAGTCCTGATTAGTTTCAACTACTTACCCGTCTACTCTGACGGATAACAAATCCTCCAGCTCTTTCCAGGCTCCCCCAAGAGCCCAGTTCGGTCCCCTCTTAGAAAGACCCATGAAGCATCCCTCCCCCGAAGCAATTGCAGTGCGTATCAAGCTGAAGCCCAAAAAGGCTCCGCTGTTTGATGCTCCTGAAGACGATGAAGACGAAATGCCAGAAGACACCCAGTCTGATGAAGACATGGAGTCCGAGGGTGACATGGGCCAGATGGTTCTAGACGCAATGGCTCATAGAGACCCAGAAGCACTAGAAGAAGCTATTCGCAAGATAGTTGAATCCTGCAAGTAACGCTCCCGCTACACCGTCCGTTCTCGCGTTGCTCGAAACCATTCCTCCCGACAAGGAAACCCGCACAGTTACGAATCTCTACAACAGCCAGTAACTATACCAGCCCCGTCCGCCTTTCCCGGTTGGCGGGGCTTTTTCTTTCTAACGCTTCCAGATGCTCTCAGTTGAACGAAATCGCCGGCAAGCCCTTACCCCTTAAGACACTCGGAATCTCTCAATAGAACGGCAGCATGGCCCTTAAAACCCTACAGGACTTAATCACAGCATCCAGGCAACTAGCCAACGCAGAGAATACAGACTTTGTCACTGACACTGAGCTTACTCAGCGTGTCAATGAAGCTGTCTTGGAACTCTATGACAAGATTGTCATGGCCTTCAATTATTACTATGTGTCTTCAGCTACATTCACCCTGACTACCAGCTGTAACAAAGCCCAGTTACCTGACGATTTCTACAAAGACATTGGCTTAGACCTTATTGGTGGCAATGGAGCTTCGCCCCAACAGCCCCAGACAATCCATAGATTCGGTTCATTCGTAGACCGAAACAATCAGGGTTGGAAGACCTACATGATTGTGAATAACGCTCTCATGGTCCAGCCAGTCCAGAACGCAACCGGAACCTACAAGTTCTACTACACACCCAATGTCACCCTTCTCTCTGCCCTCGGTGACACCATCGATACCAACCTATCACGTTGGTATGAATTCATTGTTCTTCAGGTAGCAATCTCCATCCTGACCAAGAGAGAACAGGATACTTCCCAGCTGGTTCAGAAGGTAGTTCATCTGACCCACCAGATAGAGATTGCAGCTCAGAACCGCATGGCTGAACCCCAGCAGATTCCCATCAGAGATACAGGAGAGCCCTGGTTCTGGAATGGTGGAGGCTGGGGGAATGGTGGCTACTACTAATGGCCAACTTCTTTACAAAGCTCCAGGCCCTAAAGCCTGACACAGACACGATTAATCGCCTACAGGACCAGATTACCCAGGCATTTAATACAACTCAAGCATCCCTTGCGTCTATTTCTCAGGCTATCGCAACACTTAATTCATCTAAACAATACAGTTGGCTCTTTTCCGGTTCCAACGACCCAACAGGAACTAATCCCCAAGCTGCTTCCAATGGCTTCGCCAGTACATCTGGCACCACTGACCTTGACTTTGGTTATGTCCTACCAGCCTGCACCCTTACATCACTCAGAGTCAGCGTATTCGTAAACATCGGTGGACCTGACGCAACCATCACGGTCTACAAGAATAAATTACCCACCCTTATGTCAGTCACTATCCCAGCTGCAACTAAACTAGTCATCTCTGACTTTACCCATGCGGTAACGGTCAACGGGACCACTGACGTTATTTCCGTGGTTGTAGGTACCCACGCTGGAAATCTTCACTTCACGGCAACTCTGGGGGGCATTCCATAATGCCGCTTCAGGGTACCACTGTTGATGCTCCTTTCCTCCCCATGGATGAGCAGCAGCCCGTCACAGCTTCCCCTGTGGGCGAGCTGAAGAAACTCACCAATGGCGTAGCCATTAAGTTCCAGCCCGTTCTTTCCACAGCTGGCACAGCCCAGCCCCACGCTCTGAGACTCCAGAAGCGCAACGGTTTCCAGGCTATCTCTACCGATGTCAGCAACCCAGACAACGGGAATGACCTTGGGACCGGGATTATCAAACATCCCACGTTCCTGAACACCCTAGTTGATAGGCAGCTGGTCACGGTCGCTGACTCTATTCCCTACGTCTACGCCGAAGACGCTGAAGTCTGGCAGCAGACGCAAGATTACATCGCGCCTACAAATATCCTTCGCACAAAGCCTATCTACACAGGCAATAACATCCAGTGTAATCCAGATTCAGCATCTGTCGGGAATGTCTACTGTCGTGTTTGGAAGACGCCAACACCGGTCTCCGGGAACACCTGTCAGATATTTATCCAGGACAAAGACGGAACACCCATCCTGAACCCCAAGTTTATAACAGCGTGCCAGCGAATCAAGGTAGTTTCAGACAATAGCCACTTCTGGGTATTTGTCGATAATAACATCAACATCACTGTCTTTGTCTATGACATCACAGGAACCGTTGTCGGTTCAGCAAACGTATTGGCCATGGATATATCTAATTGTTCATGGGACATTAATTATCAATCGGCAGTAGGAGTAACCCTGGCTTGCCAGGGATTATCTGGCCTGAGAGTAGCTGTGTTGTCCCTTTCAGGGTCAACGGTATCAGCTTCAACCCATACGTTTAGTACCATAGATGCATCAGCTGGGATCGCATATCTCCAGAACGATGACAATGACGGCTTTTTGTTTGTCAACGCACAGAATGCAGCAGGTAAATCAACGGCCTACAAGCTAACAACCACGTCACTCATTAAAACCTACCCGGTTGAAGCAGTTACCCCCGCCCTTCCCTCGTCTAATGCAGCGGGGTTCAGGGTTTCCCTGTCAGATGACATCGTTGTGTATTTATCCAAGCTCCAGACAAACCAGATGGAGGATTACACTACCGCCGTTACCGTCCTAGGCTCCGGAAGTAGGGTCGTATTACCAACCAACTTCACTGTCCAATTAGCATCACGTGCTTTCAAGCTACAGGACAACCGATATTACGCAGTCGTAGCATATAACTCCGTTCTAACCGTTGCATACGTTGGGGGAACAGCTCAGGTTGGCCAACCTACCTACTTCCTAATTGACCTTGCTACAGGTAACCGCTCAGGCTTCTTTCTGAGAAGTATTGCCAACCAGCAGATTACCCACCAGGCAGACCCCACCCTCTTCATTTGGTCCCTAGCTTCTCCCCTAATCGACCTTCAGGGAGATTGTCACCTCCCTCTCTGTTACAACGCAGAGACTGTTAACCAGCTGGCAGGTGGTACCAGAAACGTATTTGCCTTCGGCCATGCATTGTCTATCGCCACGCCTCTCCAGGTCACTTCCCTTCATACGGTCGGTATCACTGACGTCATTTTTGAAAACGATTACGGCACAGGCGTTGAATTTAATGGTGATTTACTTATCCCAGGCCCTGGATGTACTGACTTTACTGGCTATGCGTTCTCAGAACAGGGTTTCTGGCTTTCTCCTGAAGCGCCAACTCTAGTTTCATCTACCGCAGCTGGCGGACTAACCCCCAAAGCCACCTATTCATACATCTTAACTTTCGAATGGACTTCCCCCACAGGTAATCGCGTCTTTTCTACTACGTCAACAGCCTCCCAGATAACAATGGGGGCCACGGACAATATTGTCACCCTGTCTGGCTATAACCTGAATATGACCAACAGGGAACAGGTCACCATCTCTATCTACAGGGCAGTTGTTGACTTAAATGCATCAACCACAGATTCAACTATTCACTACAAAGTAACCAGTGATCTTAGCCCTGTCTATAACGACTCAGGCACCCTTACCTGGGCTTATGTAGACCAGTTATCTGACGATTCAGCAGCTGTAAATGAAGTTCTCTACACAGAAGGTGGAGCTGTAGACCATGAGCCAGCCCCACCTTTCAACGCTGGAACCACCCTGGTTAATCGAACGTGGCTAGCTGGTTACGATAATGCCATCTGGTTTAGCTCTGAGAAAGTAGAGGGTCAGGACCCCTGGTATTCATCAGTCATTGCAAGAATACCTATGCCTACACAGGACCCAGTCACAGCCCTGTGCCCTCTTGACTCCAGGCTCTATATCTTCTGTGAGCGCTCCATTTGGTTTATAGAGCCTGGAAATCTTCCCCAGCCCAACGGTACCGGCGGAACGATTCCTACGCCCCAGCGCTTCCCTATTAACAATGGTGGCCATAAGTACACCCTGGCGACCAAAGACGGGATTTACTACGCAAGTAATGAAGGTGGTATCTGGGCCACTACTCGTTCCATCGTTGCTACCTTCGCTGGCTCCAACGTCGAAGACGAAACAGCTGGCGCCCACGTAACAGGGATGACGGTTGATAAGAACCAGAGGGTCTTTATCACCCTGTCTAATTTCAAGACGGTTGTATGGGACACGGTGTCAGCTGTGTGGTCAGTGTGGAAAACCCCACTGACAGGGGTCAACGGTGAGGGTTATACCCCCAACTTTAAACTCTGCTGTTCATGGAACAGTGCGTTCACAGCCATGGATTCAACTGGCCAGGCCTGGTACCTGACAGATGACGTCTACTTTGACCATGACGGAACCAACGCCAATAAGATAATCACGACTATTGAAACCCAGCCCTATCACCTAGGCGGAATTAAGAACTACAAGCGCATCTGGGCTTTACAGTTCTACGGAACCACCTATTCAACATTTAACCTGACAACTCAGATTACTTACGGCGATTCCGGAATCACCCCTGACATCAGGACCAAGACGGGAATTACACCAGGGAGTCCGCTCTATTACGAGATTCAGCCCAAGATTGAACTTACAGACTCTCTGGCGCTGAAGTTTGAAGATGACTTTACTGACAACAATCCAGGCCAGGGCTTTTCTCTTGAACTAGTTAGCTTCTACGTAGGCCTAGAAAAAGGTCTATTTAGACTACCTCCCACTACTCGCAGACTGCCTCCAGGGAACTCATAACCCTCGGGGCGAATATTGAAGGAACTTAATGGGTAACTTTCACTTAAATTCAGATGGCTCAGCTACGTATGACCTTGGCGATGGGACTTATATCTATACCCCTGCCAACAATGGCACTAAAGATCCCATCACAGGCCAGGAAATAGACAACCCTATAATCGTAGATAAGAACGGTAACCCTGTCCCAGGCATCACCCCTGAGCAAGCAAGGGCTATCGAAGCTAAAAACGAGGGTGCTGGCAGCACCTACGGCACATCAACACCAGGCTCTGGGAAGACTCTGGGATGGGAATCGGGGGCACTTGCCACCCTTCTGGGTGGCCCAGCTGGAGCAGCCGCATGGGGATTCACAAAAGAGGAAGGTGACCCAGTTGGTCAACAAGTGGGAAGTGCGATTGACGCTGTTAAGGACGGTATCACCACACAGCCGCCTCCTGGAACGCTTGCCGGTCCACCGAAAGACTCGTCTCGACTAGTTCAGGACCCGGTAACAGGGTACTGGAAAGACCCATCTACTGGTCAGAGCTACTACAAAGACGCATCTGGGAACTTCCAGAGCATTCAAGATACTAACGTTGCCCAGCTCAGCACCCAAGCAGGCAACCTAAGTGACTATTTCAACTCCTTATCCAAGGACGACAGAGACAAGTTAATTAACTCACTCTCTGCCACTCAGGGAGAAGCTGGAAACATTGATGCAACTGGTCAGGCTGTTATTAATAACACAGCTAACCTGACAGCCGAAGGTGACCGATTAAACGGCCAAGCTGACAAGTTCAATGAGAATGCCAGTCAGTTCGACGACGCCGCTAATTCATTCCTGAATACCATCAACAACCCCAATGCTCCATCTGTCGCCAGAGCACAGTTAAAGCAGGGATTGGAAGCGAACCAGAGGCAGCAGTTGTCAGCAGCAGCTGGCGTAGGTGGCAACAACGCCTATCTAGCCTCCAGAACAGCGGCCACAAACGCAAACCAGGCCAACCTTGCCACGAATCAAGCTCAGGCGCTGGTGCGTGCTCAGGAAGTGGCCAACGCTCAGAAGTCTCTGGTTGATGCGCTCTCAGGGAAGACAACGGCTCTGTCAGGAGCCACTACAGCTGACACCAACGCTGGTACTCAGTTTAATAACGCTGGTACCCAGCTTAAGAGCGCTGGCGACCTATTCAAGGGAGCTGGCGATTTGAACAGCAAGGTATCTGACACCCTGAACAACATCAGAACCACTGACATCAACACTGGTAAGTCCTATTTAGACACAGCTGGCAACCTAGAAGATTCATATCAGAAGACTAATCTGGCCGCACGCCAGAAGAACACCGACACAACCAATAACTTTCTGTCTAGCGCATTTAACAAGATTACCGGCGCAGCAGGGACAGCAACAGGAGCAACAGGCCTAGGTTCATCCGATGAAGAAGAACCAGCGAAGCTATAAGGAACCAATGCCAGACTTAATAGACCTTAAATATAACCCTGAGACAGGTACCTTTCATGACCCAGCTTCTGGGAAAGAGATTGACCTAGACGATGCCAACGCTCCCAACGCTGGGAGACCACTAGACGAGCCTCCAGCAGAGAAACCAGCTGGTACGCCAACTGTGGCACCAGCTCCCGTTGCCTCTGGCAACGCTCCAGCTGCCCAATCTCCAGCTCCTGCCCCAGGTCCATCAGCTGCTGAACTGGCAGCCTCCATGCCCAACCCCACGGCTCACGCGACTGGTGCCACTGGCGTAGCTGCTGTGGATTCGTCTGTGAAATCTCCTGAGACATCATCGGAAATCAAAGAAGGCTTTAGCCCTGAAGCAAGAAAAGCCGCTGATGCTCTGAAGGCAGCAGCTGAGAAGAAAGCACAGGCTGACAAAGACGCTATCAAGGCACAACGGGAACTAGAGTCAGCTCACGCTGACGCGGAAGCAGCTTCCCGGATGGCATCAACTGATGAGTTACGTGTTATCCGCAGTGACGTCGCAGGAGAAAAACAGGAACATAAAGACAAGCAAGACGCACTAGAAGAAAGTATCATCGAACGCCAGGAACAGCCCAAGTCCTATTGGGGCTCTAAGTCTGACGGCCAGAAAGCATCTCTTATAATTGGAACCTTTCTGTCAGGCCTAGCGGGCAATGGCCAGGAGAACGCTGTATTCGGCGCCATCCTGAAAGACATAGATAATTTCCATAAGCAACAGGCGGATATTCTCACTTCCCGGGAAAACCTCATGAAGGTTCACCAGCAGGGAATCAGCGACCTAACAAGCTACCTGACTACCTCAGTAGCTTCGCAGAAGGAACAGGCCAATCAGGACCTAGAAGCTGTAAAAGCAAAAGTCAACGCTGAAGCAGCTAAGATAGGCTCGCCCCAGGCTATTGCGAAGGCCAACCAGGCATCAACAACTATTGATGCTCAACAGGCCAAAAACAACCTTGAGATTGAACGTCTCCAGAAGGTTAATATCACTCAGAAGTCTGGCTCAGCTGAAGCCAAGATTCATGGCGTAGCCGCATCTGGAAGCCCATCAGCTGGCCTATCCAGGACCCTTCCCCAGGTGGCTCCAACGCCGTCAGGTGCTTCCTTTCCAGCTCCAGGCGCAACACTAGGTGTGCCCCAGCTCCCTCCCAACGCCACATCTGCACAGAAGCAAGCTTTTCTGGATGCTGTTAAAAATCACCCGAACAACAAAGGTCAGAAGACTAAAGCAACTCCCACGGTTCAATCATCAGAAGATTATGACGACACAAACAGTCCTGGTGTTCTGAAAGTTGGCGGCCGTAGGTTCAACAGCTTCACCCCCAACTTCGTAGGAGTAAACGACCCTGGCCTTACACAGGGTATCGAACGATTCCAACAGAACGAAAGGACACTATATGGTGGTGTTGTAGCGATTACGGCTATGAGAAAAGCTATTGAAAGACGGGATTCTCTTCCTGTTGGCTCGGCTGACAGAGAAAGACTTGACGCCTATATCAAAGGGACTCTTGCGCCACAGGCTGAAGCAGCTCTCTTATCTATCGGAAGCAGTAATTCCTATTCAGCCGAACGCGTGGCCCCACTAATGAAGCTGTTAGGAGGAAGCGAAAACTCTGCATACTCTGACGTAATACATCACTTCTTTAGTGACCCAGCCGGTATTAAAACAGCAGGCCTGAAGGGCTTAGAAGACGGTCTTAAGAGCAATCTTGTAGACCAGTCACCAAACAAGAACGTTAAGCGCGACGGGGCTCCCAAAGGAGACAAATACGGGAAGTATCACGGCAAATCTCTGCGTGAATTCGTAGATTCGATTGCAGATGAAGATTCAAACGTTGCAGTTTCTAGAATCCCTGGAATGAGTGGAGCCTCTAAAGAAGATAAGATTGCCAAGCTACAAGAGATAGTAGCCCATCCAGAGAAATACAATCCGGCAGGCGTTGAGGCAGCTAAAGCCTATCTTAAGAAAACGAGTAAGAAGTAAGTATGGCAGATGACATCGAAGACATACTAGCTCTAGCCAACTCTCCAGTCCCGGACTCAGAGAGTGACGTTACTGACCCAATGACCGGGATGGTTGTTGGGAAGACTCCAAGTGTGCCCTCTCCTGCTACTCCAACAGCTAATACCAGCGGAACAGCAGCATTTAGAGGAATAGAGCAGGGAGCGGCCTTAGGTCTTGCAGACGAGGGAGCAGCGGCAGCTGACTACCTGATATCTAAACTCCCTGGTGTTAGAAACGTTGCAGAGAAAGCTAACTCAGCAGCTGGGGGACACCCAGGCTTATCTCCAATAGACAACCCTGATTTAACCTACCAACAGAGAAGGGATGAGTATCGAGCTCAACACAAACAAGCTCAAGAGGAACACCCTGTTCTCTATAACGGTGGTCAGATAGCTGGAGCCCTTATTTCGTCTGCATTTCTCCCAGCTCCTGCATCGGTAGCGGGAAGAATTGGCCTCGGAACAACGCAAGGTGCTGTCTCTGGCTTTGGTCACTCAGAAGCAGACAACGCAAAAGACCTATTAACCGACTCTGCCAAAGGGGCCGGAATTGGTGCTGGTGCGTCCGTACTTGGAGAGGGAATTAATAAGACCCTTGATACTGCAGGCGACGCGATAGTCAAAACGGCGGTGAGGAAGCAACTAGCCCCAGCCCTGATAAAACACGCCACAAACGTTACTAACAGACTAGAACAGGCAAAAGCAGCTCTGGCGTCCGCAGAAGAATCCCTAGCAACCCCACTAGCCTTACCTACTGATGAGGTAATAAAGAGAACTACCGCAGTAGACAACCTACGCAAACTAGTAGGAACTTTAACCAATGACGCAGAACGCGCCACAACTGAAGCCACAAAAGCAGCCTCTATTCCTCCCTCTCCATTGATTGCCACTATCAAGAAGGGAGTTAAGTCAGCGTTACCGTATTCAACTATTGGAGCTGGAGCTGGCGCTCTCTTTGGCTCTCATGAAAGAGGACTTGTCGACAGAATAGAGAATGCAGCTATTGGCGCAGCTGTCGGACCAGTCATCTCCGCCGGTATTAGACTTGGCGGAAACGTTGCCTCCAGAGCAGCTAATACCGCGCTTCCAGCTGCGGCCAAGCTAGCCACGTCCGACCTTTACAACACTCTTATAGCCAAAGGTATATCGCCAGTAGTCGCCAACGCAACAACGCAACGCCTAGCAGAACAGAAGGCATCAGAAGACTCAGACAAAGAGATAGACGATATTCTACTTCTTTCCAAAAAGAGAATCCAAGACGGCAAGTAACGCGTGAATAGCGGTCTGGGCAATTACAAAACCAACAAACGCGGCAAAACACACTGAGAAACATTCGATAATCATAAGTTAACCTCCTACTGTCCATTGTAGTCTACCCCGGTCTACTGTCAATACTATGAAATCAAGAAAAGTAATAATAGTTCTAATATCCATGGCCCTACTAACACTTGGCGCCCTTATTTGCGCTCACTGGCCTATCTTTTGCGCACAATACCCTGTCTACGTCGGCGGAATTGCAACCCTATGCGCGATGTATATAGGCGGCAACGTCTCCAATGATGTCCTAATTGAAAAGACTAAGTCTTTGATAGCCAAGACCCACATTGAAAAGCTTGGTTCACTTCCCCCGGAGCCTTCGAAAGACCCTGGCACCACTTAATGATTATCGATCCCGGAGAAGCCACCTTATTAGTCCTAGGCCTAAAACCCATCGTTTCGAAAGAAGTGGAACGGGTTTATGTGTCTCAGTTCGACGAAATAGACAATCTTGGCACCTATATTGAGCAGCAAGCCCGTCGGGTCACAGACCCAGAAGCTGAGTTCAATTGTCCGGACGTCGAAGCAGTTAATTACAAGAGCTTCCTGAACCAGCTGGTTGAACCATGGGACCGGGAACAGCTGGAGACCATGATACGGGCCTTTGGCCCTCGGGGAGCCACTGAGGGGCAAGCTCTCCTGAAGAAAGCTCCTGGAGTAGTCCAGATGCTGAAAGCCCAGATTCCCAGAAGTATCTATTCAGACTTCACGGGCTTTCTAACCCTCGAACCATCTAATCAGAAGATGTTTGAATACCTGTCTATGGTCGATATCCTTAACGGCAAAGATTATATATGGGAATTGATTGGGTCTGGTGGTCTTCTGAAGTATCAAGCAATGGCTTTCAAGACGGTATATCCATCGGTATCTGAAGCTATCTCCGAGGCTCTTGTTACCGCCATGGTTAAGAGAAAGTCTGAAAAGAAGTCCTACCAGCTACCTCTTAAGACCGAATACAGCTACCGAATCTGGTTCAATAAGCCACATGGGGATTTAGCGTTGCTGCTTCAAGCTAACTTCCAAGCTGCTAACGAGAAAGCTAAGGGCAATAGCCCTCCCCCAAAAGCTAACCCCACAGCTACCCTTACCAATACACAGCGGACATCCCTAAAAACTCCAGTTGGTCCCTAGTAAGGCGACCCTTCGGAAATACGGGTTATCCCTGGATGAGTGGCAGGCGATATTTAATCGCCAAAGTGGGGTTTGTGCTGTCTGTAAATTCCCAGCGAAACGGCTCTGTATCGACCATGAGCACGTAAAGGGCTGGAAAAAGCTTCCTCCTGACCAGAGAAAACGCTTTGTCAGGGGTCTTTTGTGCTGGTTCTGTAATACCCGCTATGTAGGCAGAGCCATTACCCTGGAGCGAGCAAAGAACGTAGTGGCTTATCTTGCTGATTACTCGCTCAACCAGGCGCGCGAATTATGACAGCAGATTTCTACCTGCTGTTGTCTAAAACGGGGACTTTTATCCCGTTTGAACCTGGAAAGGGAGCACAATGGCAGCTAAAAACCTATACGGCCAAGGGATGGAAGGCCGGGTACTTAACACAACAGTATCAGACACCACAGTACAAACCTCCCACGTTACATTTCTCAATACCTTAGACAATATCAGCTACCAGTTAATTAGCACTGGAACGGTAGCAGGCGCTTGGACGGTTGAGGTGTCAAATAACTACACTCCCGGTCTAGGCGACAACCAAGCTCCCAACTCAGGGAACTGGGTCGATATCACGTCTCTATTTACAACTGTCAACGCTGTCACTTCGGGTGGTAGCGATCAGTACATAGAGAAATCATCTGGATTAATCGGCGCCAGAGCAATCAGGGTCAAATTTACCCCTACCTCTGGTGCTGGAACCGTTTCAGCCTGGTTCTTTGGAAAGGGAATGTAACACATGTCATCTAATACAGTTCAACAGTCACTAGACTACTTTAATACAAACACAAACTCTGACAACATCCAGGGAGCCAACTCGGTTCCGATGCTAAACATGAAAGCATCTGGCACAGCTCAATTCCTGGTTGACGTATTCGATAAGAACGGGAACCCTATCGCGGGGGGAGGCATCAGCTCTGCTACATCGCCCCTGTCAATAACAGCGGGGAATATTTCTCTTCTGGACTCGGGCAACACTGCCGGCCGGGCTGGAACTGAAATCTTGATTCAGCGGGCAACGCTAACTAACGCTTCTACGTTCTCACCAACAGCGTTTTCAGCGGGGGCTTACCGATCCCTTCGTTTCTATATGCGTCTTGATTCGGGTGCGGCGACAGCTATTACAATAACCCTTACTGGCTTATCAGGGACGTATAAGATGTCAGCGATTTATCAAACATCAGCTGACTTCACAGTGTTATCCGGGTTCGGCAGTTCAACAGCCTGGACATCTGCCATTGGCGCCACACCATCAGTTATCCAGGGAACCACCAGAATCGACACCGGCGGCATTCGCTCACTAAACGCCTCTATCCTCTCGCCAGACGGTCAAGGCGCTGGAGTCGGCCTCTTTATAGACACTATCACTGGGTATAACACCGACACCACAAATGGCGTCACTGCTTTTGTCTGTACTTTCTCTGGCGGTAACGCCACTGGAATAGCTGAACTATGGGGCCTTCCATAACCAGGAATGCGATGGACGAGTTCTCTGTAATTTCACAATTATCCCGCCAATCAGTTCAGATAGAGACCCTCACGAGCTCTATTGCAAAGGTGGAGATTTCCATTAGCGCCGGAATAAATAAACTCAATGACACACTAGAAGAAATCCTCACCAAACAGCAAGACCATAGTGAACGAATCAAGACATTAGAGGTATCAGAAGGCAAGAGAAAGACAGCATTTCGGTATCTCTTCGGAATTATGGCAACGGTGGTTGCGGGGTTGATACTGGCATTAATCAAGTCTCACATCGGACAGTAATAAAGGCAGCTATGGCGTTACCAAAAGTATCCAAGGACCTTGCTATCCACTTCATTTATCAGGCAATGGACAACCTAGATGCGATTTCTGCCCTAGCCCCAACGCTTTTAGACCGAGATAACTTAATGGATGTTGCCAAGGAGATTCTACAGAAAGACCCCTCTCTCAAAGCTTACGCAATGGAGAGAGCCCTTGACGTATTGCTCTGCCAAGACACTCCAGTATCGGACTACACAGCACTTGAGATGGAGGAAATTAAGTAATGAGCTGGGGCGGATGGGGTGGGAACTGGGGAGCTGACTGGGCTGGTTCGTATCAACAGACTCAGCCTGTTCCGCCAACACCAGTATGTGACTGTCCTGTGATGACCCCTGAAGGGGAGCTAACAGGTTGCGTCGAGATGACTAAGGACGATTGTTAACGTGGCAACAGCTCTAATCCAATTTACTCAGGGTTCAACAGTGGGGACTGCTGGTCAAGCCCTTGTAGGCTCGACGGGTACAGCTGTGGCAGTTGCTAATAACTCCACCACTGGCATTCAGTCATGGTCTATCGAGTGTCTAGATTCACCTACTGGTTCAACCGTTCCAAAGACTACTCTGGCTTTTTCCAACTCGGGAAACACCCCAGCAGCTTCTTTTACGCCTGACATCCCTGGTTCCTATCGAATCAGACTGAACGTCTGGGATGCTGTTTCACGTCCTGGCACACCCACAGACGTAGATATCCGCGTGTTTGCAGTCAGAGAAGCAAACGGCTTCATCTGTCCCCCATACCAGGTCTATCCTCCCCAGCTCCCCCCGCCCGCAAGCGGGCTAGCTGGCAACAAACCAGACGAGATGAATTTCTCTGGTCAAACCAATGGCTGGGCAGGAACCGGAACAGATGGACTCCTAGATAACCTGATTAAATCAGCCAACTCAGGGGTTCGTTCAGTAACAGCTGGCCTAGGTATTTCCAACACAGGAACGTCATCTGACCCGGTTATCACAAATACTGGGATCAGAAGCCTTGCGGCTGGTTCGGGAATATCTATTTCGGGAACCGCGTATGATAAAACGATTTCTAATACAGGCATTCTGTCTATCACCGCCGGAAGTGGAATAACCATCACTGGCAGCACGCAGACCCCAACCATTTCAGCTTCAGGACTGGCTGGCAGCACTCTGGCAGCTGCTTATAACGCGGGAACTTCTGACGCTGACCAGACATTACTTCTAACAGACACCCACAGCCCGACCCCTGGAAACGGTCTAATTATCGACTCCACACAGGTCTCATACACGGGCCTTTACGCACTACTAATTAAACAGCCCGACGTAACAACAGGTAGCTTTACATATACGCCTTCGATGGCGTTTAATCGCGTCGGGGGTTTACTCGCGTCAGTTGAACTCGCGAGCGCGTTTGTTGGTTCGTGGGAATGGTTAGTCAATGGGATTGGCTCAGAAGGTCTTGACTTAAGTTTTATCCTGAAAGCAACAGATGAATTCGGAACCAATTGGAATCCATTTGTTTCAGACATCGACGGCAGCACTGCCCTTTTCGATAAGACCGGGGACAAGTTAGTTATCAGCAATGGCCTGATAGAAGCCCGCACAGACGCGGGTAATATATCTCTGTCTTTCAACGGCGGGGCTCCCGTGAGTGGCGGCGTTGGGGTCATTGGTATTAGTAATTGCTCCACTCCTCCCTCTGGCACCCCATCGGCCGGCGGGGTTCTTTATGTAGACACTGGCGTTCTAAAGTTCCTTTCTGGCAATGGAACAATAACCACCATTGCGCCAAGTTACTCTTTTAACCGCCACATTATCTTCTTCGGCGCATTCGTTATTCCATCCGGCGTACCCATGTGGGTACTGGATTCAAATTCAGACAACACAGCCCTTGCCGGTGGCCTTACTTCAGCAAGTGGCGCAGAATTTTACGTTGGTCAACCTTTAACCAAATACAGAGCAAACTACATAGCAACTGGAAGGTCTGTTCCATCAGGAAACCTAAGTATTAACCTGACTAAGAATGGCTCCGTAGTCGCCACTCTGTTCACTGCGTCCGGGTCAGGTTCTGGTGGCCCATCAGGAACCGCCAGTGGCTCAGCATCATTTAGCGTCGGAGACGCCTGGGGTATTAACCTGACCTATCCAGGCTCTGGCAACGCATCCATCTCGTTTAACTTAGAGATTTCGGTGTACTACGCATAATGGCCAGGAGTTTAATTAAACTACAACAGGGAGCTTTATCCCCATCAGCTGGTGTTGCCCTGTCAGGGGCAACGGGAACAGCTGTCTCCATCACAAATGGAGATAATACGGGGGTGTCCAGCTGGGAAATAGACATCCTGGACGTTCCAGGAGGGTCAAGCGTTCCTATTGGAATCTTGGCGGCAAACGACAATGGGAATACCCCATCGGCAAGCTTCACACCAGATGTAAGGGGCTCTTACCGTCTACGACTACAGACGTGGAGCGTTATTAATAGAGTAGGGACGCCAGACGTAGACATCCGCGTGTTCACCTCTCCACAGGCTAACGGGTTTATCACCCCACCCTATCAAACTTACCCTCCACAACTTCCCCCGTTAGCGTCTGGTCTCAGCGGCGCGAAGCCAGACGAGATGAACTTTAGTGGCCAAACCAGGGGTTGGGCCGGCAACGGGACAGACGATGGATTACTAAACGCTTTTATCGCTCATGGTGGAAGCGGCGGAGCATCGGTCATTCCTACTGCTACCGACCTACGTGGCTATACGGGCGAATTGAATTCGTTGTTCTTATACAAGACATCGGGATACTTAACACCCACCGACGGTGGAGGAGCCTTTTACAGATGGGACAACTCATCTACATCCACAGATGACGGAGTGCTGGTGTTTCAAGTATCCGGGACAACAACCGGGCGATTTAAATACGTGAACGTCGGGAACGACCTAATGTTTCGCTCTAGCTGCTGCGGAACTGCCATCGCCGCTGGAACACCCAGAGTTTCCTTTGACCCAACGGGTACGGTTGCCATCGGGTCAGAGCTAGAGAGAGTAACTAAACTATTATCAGTAGCCGGTTACATCGGAGTTACCTTCGATCCTACCGCCACATATAAATCAAACTCAACCGAGCAAGTATCACAGAGAAAGCGATTTCAACCGTTCATCTTAGATTTTCAAGGAGCGAAGATTTCCGCTGACGCTGGTCACCTACCCGGGGGAGCAAATATAGCTTTCTTTGCGCGTGCCGCTGGTGACACTGGAACAATTCCAGCAGTGTTACAAACCACGGGATACATTACCGACTCCAGCACAACTTGTCAGCGCAAATGGACTCAGACGTTTTCCGGCGCAGAAAAGACCATGACGGGCATATCTAATGTCGGTTCTCATGGGACAGTTCCAGCACTATCCGTGGGACAGGATATCCTATTGCGTATCGGTGCCTGTCAGAATGACGCTGGAGGCTGGTCTAACAGTCAATACTTCGGAACTATCACTGACATAACAGGTTCAGACGTGACGGTTGAGCCTCCCCTTTCAATTGTTCCACCAACCACAGGAGCAGGGATTAACGTTTCGCGAACCCAAACCATGCATGACATGGTAATCATCGACACCAACGGTTACCAGGACTACCTTACCATAAAGAACCTAGTTCTAGATAACGTCACCCTGACCGGAATGTACGACCGATGGGCAACAATTGACTGTCACTGGTTAACAGCTCACTTCTGTATCAACACAACCGGGTCTATTCAGCCAACATACATCTTTCGAGCCACTGAAGTAAAAGGGTATAATGCCGGGTCCGATAATCCCTGGTACGGAGGCGCTATTACCCTGCAGGCTACTCACGCCGCGTATATCCCGGTCTTTTATGTCGACAATTTAGATGGCGTCTATGGAATCTCAGAGGAATTATTATCTGAAGGTACACACGTTGATGAAATGGACGTTGTATGGGATGCCGCTCGCTCAGCGACAGACACGGTTCTTATCGTTAGTCAGACCCCTGGTTCTACTGCTCTTATCGAAGTTGACCAGCTGACAGCCAAAGGCGGATATCAGTCCGCCTCTTTTAGCCCCAACGTTAACATCGTTTCAGCGGCCCTGATTTCGTCCAATAACACAACGGCCTATAACTTAGACCTGTCC